AACAAAGCAGCAACCTCCCGCGAGATGCTGCAAAGATTACAACTAAGTTATGAAAATCTCCCCAAATGGCTCCAGCAAGGAATCCTCCAATGGAACAGGGGCAGTCTGGAATTGGAGAACGGCAGCAAAATCATGGCTGCCTCTACTAGTTCTAGTGCCGTCAGGGGTATGTCTTTTAATGTCATATTTCTGGACGAGTTCGCGTTTGTTCCGAACCATATTGCTGATCAGTTCTTTTCATCTGTCTATCCTACTATATCTTCTGGTAAAAGCACAAAGGTAATTATCATCTCCACGCCACACGGGATGAATATGTTCTACAAACTCTGGCATGATGCTGAGAGAGGTAAGAATGAATATATACCAACAGAAGTTCATTGGTCTGCTGTTCCTGGTAGAGATACTGCGTGGAAAGAACAGACTATCAAGAACACTTCAGAACAACAGTTCAAGGTTGAGTTTGAATGTGAGTTCCTTGGTTCTGTTGATACCCTGATTAGTCCTAGTAAGTTGAGGACTATGCCGTATATCGAACCTATTGCACAAAACAAAGGTCTTGCTATCTACAAACGTGTTGAACCCGAACATAATTATATCGTAACGGTTGACGTTGCCCGTGGAACTAGTCAAGATTATTCGGCATTCTGTGTAATGGATACTACGACAGTGCCATATGAAATGGTTGCTAGATATAGAAATAATGAAATCAAACCAATTATATTCCCCAATGTCATTATAGACGTAGCAAGAAACTATAACTATGCATACATTCTATGTGAGGTAAATGATATTGGCGGACAGGTTGCAGATATTATTCAGTTTGATTTGGAGTATGAGAATCTTCTGATGGTAGCAATGCGCGGTCGTGCAGGACAACAACTAGGTCAGGGTTTCTCTGGTAAGAAGACTCAACTTGGTGTCAAGATGTCTAGTGCTGTTAAGCAAGTTGGATGCTCTAATCTTAAAGCATTGATTGAAGAGGATAAACTTATTATTCCAGACTATGATACCATTGCGGAACTGACTACATTTATTGTCAAGGGTCAGTCATTTGCTGCAGAAGATGGATGTAACGATGACCTTGCTATGTGTCTTGTTATCTTTGCATGGATGGCAATGCAAGAATACTTTAAACAGATGCATGATAATGATGTTAGGCAGCGTATCTATGATGACCAGAGAGAAAATATAGAACAAGATATGGCACCGTTTGGATTTATGGATGATGGATTGGAGGATGAATACTTCGCAGATGCTCAAGGTGATGTATGGCAGGTTGCGGAATATGGAGATAAGTCCTATATGTGGGAGTTCAGGTAAGGTTTCAAAAATATAAATAATCCTAGACAACCGATGTTGGAAACACTAGGAGACTTTAAACAATGGCAGCAAATCAATCTTCGCCAGGTGTAGTCTTTCAGGAAAGAGACCTGACGACAATCACCACGCTATCGACCGCTAATATCGGTCTACTTGCAGCTCCCTTTACTAAGGGTCCTGTTGAAGAAATTGTACAAATTTCGAATGAAAGAGAACTCGCTGATACGTTCGGAAAACCAAATGAGAATAACTATGAGTACTGGTTTACTGCTGCTCAGTACCTTGCATATGGTGGTACGCTAAAGACAGTCCGTGTTTCTTCTACTAATCTGAAGAACTCAGTTGCTGATAAGTCTGGTTCAGTAGATACTGTCCTTATTAAGAACATTGATGCTTACGAAGGAACTCACGAAACTTCTGGTTCTAACACCTTCTATTTTGCAGCGAGAACTCCTGGTTCTCTCGGTGATTCTATCGGCATCTTTATGACGGATGCTGGTGCTGACCAAGTTTTAGTTTGCACTGCACCTGCTTCTGGTAACGAGCACGAGTTTGTTGCTGATGCAGCACTTGCTGCTGCTAGTGGTGGTGCTGCTGGTAAAGTCTTCAAGTATTCTTTGGTACTGACTGTCGNGTCTATTGTTGGTGACTTTACACCTGGCACTACTACTACTATTAACATTGGTGGTTCTAACGAAACTGTTAATGTTCTTGCATGGGACCCCGCTAACAAGAAACTGGAAATCAGTCTTCCTGCTGGTGGTGTTACTGGTATCATTGCTGATGCACAAACGATTACTCAAGGCACAAATACTTGTGATATTGCTACTGCTGGAATTGAGCGCAAACTTCTGGTTGCTCTAAACAAATCTAGTGTTGAGTTTGCTGCTACAGATGTTATCCAAGACACAAACAGCACCAACGTTACTGTTTCTTCTGTCCGCGATGAGTACACAGAACGTCAGTATCTGCCTGGTCTAAACTGGGTAAATGTTGCTGGTCGTCCTGGCACTTCTTCTTTCTCTAGCTCTGCTGGCGGACACCGTGACGAGGTACACATTCTGGTTCTCGATATTGATGGTAAGATCACTGGTACAACTGGTGCGGTTCTTGAGCGTTTCATTGGTCTTTCTAAGGCATCTGATGCTAAGACCACAATCGGTGAAACTAACTATTACGGAACTGTACTCAAGCAACGCTCTGAGTATATCTACTGGGGTGCTCATGAAGATAGTGTCTTCAACGCAACCGCAACCCCTGCCGATGGTAACTGGGGTCTTACTGCCGCTTCCCGTCAGTTCAACCTTATCCGTAGTGCCAATGGTTCTACAGACTTCCCTGCAGCACGCACAACCGTAGGTAGTCCAAATAACGCTACCAGATATCATCGTTTGACATCTGGTGCTGACTATGCAGCGTCTGGTGGCAACTACACTGTTAGTAATACTGACTTAGTAACTGCATACGAACTCGGTGAAGATCCAGAATCACAGACTGTTGACTTTATCTTAGCAGGTCCTTCTGGTGGTGATGATTCCTCTGCACTTGCAAAGGTTACTTCTCTTGTCAACATTGTTGAAGAGCGTCGTGATTGTATGGTCTTTGTTTCTCCTCGTAGAGCAAATGTTGTTGGGGTTGCTAACTCTACAACTGCAACTACAAACATCATCGATTTCTTTGATCAACTGCCTAGTTCTTCTTATGCAGTATATGATTCTGGTTACAAGTACATCTACGATAAGTACAATGATGTCTATCGTTATGTCCCTTGTAACGGTGACGTTGCTGGTCTTTGCTTACAGACAACCGAAGTCGCAGAACCTTGGTTCTCTCCTGCAGGTTTCCAACGTGGTAATGTAAGAAATGCAATTAAACTTGCATTCACTCCTAACAAGTCTCAGCGTGACCGCCTCTATGGTGCTCGCGTCAATCCTATCGTTTCATTCCCTGGTCAAGGTGTCGTCCTTTATGGTGACAAGACTGCTCTTGGATTTGCTTCTGCATTCGATAGAATCAACGTTCGTCGTTTGTTCTTGACTCTGGAGAGAGTTATTAGTGGTGCTGCTAAGTCCCAACTGTTTGAACAGAATGATGAGTCACAACGTTCACTCTTCCTGAACATTGTCGAACCTTATCTTCGCGATGTTCAAGGTCGTCGTGGTGTCACTGACTTCCTAGTCAAGTGTGACGCTGACAACAACCCACCTGAGGCAGTTGACCGTGGTGAGTTCTATGCAGAAATCTTTGTAAAACCCACCCGCACAATCAACTATATCACCCTGACATTCGTCGCAACCAGAACTGGTGTTGCGTTTACCGAAGTCGCCAATTGATAGTTATAGTATAAAAAGGGGGGTCTTCGGACCCTCTTTTTTTATGTCTGAAAATATTAGTTGTCCTAAATACTAAGGACGGAGACCCCTGAGTAAAAAAACCATGGCAAAAAGAGGAACAATTGACGATTTTAAAGCAAATGTCGCTTCGGACTTTGCGCGTCCTAATTTATTCCAAGTAGATTTAAACTTCCCTCAAGGAATCATTAATAATTCATCACTAATTGAACTAGGCAAGTTCACTGTTCGCGCAGCAAATCTTCCTGCTTCCAACATCGGTGTTATTGAAGTTCCCTTTAGAGGTCGTGTCCTGAAGATTGCAGGTGACAGAACGTTCGAACCTTGGACCATCACTATTCAGAACGATAGCAACTTTGTTCTGCGTAATGCATTTGAAATCTGGGCATCCAGTATTCAAGCATATAACGAGAACTTTACTTCTGCTGCTGGACTTGGTGACCAGGATGATGCAACTGGTTACTTTGCTGACATGACTGTTCACCAGTTAGCAAGAGATGTTAAAAATGGAGATGCACCTAAGATTCTCAAATCTTACAGATTCTATAACGTCTTCCCTAGCAATATTGCTGCTATCGATTTGGACTTCGGCAGTAATGATGCCATTGAAGAGTTTACTGTTGAACTCCAGACTCAGTACTGGACTCCTATTGACGCCAACTCCTGATACTATAAATAGGTCAGGACCAATATACTAGCAGAATTATAATGTCTCAGCTCTTCGGTTTTTCACTTGAAAGAGCAAAGAAGGTCCCTAAGGGGCCTTCTTTTGTTCAAAAAGATAACATGGATGGTTCGCAACCAATTGTTGGTGGCGGATATTATGGATACTCCGTCGATTTAGACGGCACCGTCCGTAATGAATTTGAATTGATTTCTCGATATCGAGAGATGGTTCTTCAACCTGAGTGTGATAGTGCAGTTGATGATATCGTCAATGAAACAATTTGTGGTAATTTTGATGATGTACCAGTTGAGTTAGAACTTTCCAACTTAAAGGCGTCGGATAAAATCAAAAAACTTATGAGGGAGGAGTTTAATGAAATTCTCCGTCTCCTCGATTTCGAAAATCGTTCCTATGAAATTTTTCGTAGGTGGTATGTAGACGGAAGACTATTTTATCATAAAATTATTGACCCCAAAAATCCTCGTTCAGGTCTTTCAGAAATCCGTTATATCGATCCTCGTAAGATTCGTAAGGTTACTGAGTATGAGCAGAAGAAACCTGAGATGTTGCATGGTGTCGATTTAAATCAGCAACTAACACAAAAAGCAGCAGAATATTTTTTATACAATCCTAAGGGATTAAAGAATTCNCAAAATCAAGGATTAAAAATTGCTCCTGATTCTATTTGCTATTGTCATTCTGGTATTCAGGACCTGAACAAAAACATGACTCTTAGTCACTTGCATAAAGCGATTAAGGCAGTCAATCAACTAAGAATGATTGAGGACTCTCTTGTTATCTACCGTTTGAGTAGAGCACCCGAGCGTCGTATTTTCTACATTGACGTTGGTAATCTTCCTAAGAACAAAGCGGAGCAATACCTCCGTGAAGTTATGGGACGCTATCGTA